ATGGGCTCTTTATACCCCAAAACTTGAGCCAAAGTCATGATTAGTGATGATCAGGTCATCATTGACCCCCCAACGGCTGAAATCGGCTCAGATCGGCTCACATCGGTTTTTTCGCCGGTAACAGCTCCACGAATCCACTCACCACTCAATGATTTGCCATCACGCGGCTTTGAATTGATTGATTTTGCTGATCAGATCATCGATGGCGGTTTTATGCCATGGCAAAAATGGCTGGCCGAACATTCTTTGAAGCTCAAACCCGATGGCAGGTATTACCATCCCGTGACAGTCGCATCCGTAGCCCGGCAAAACGGAAAATCGACATACATGATGGCCCGGATCATGATGGGTCTGTTTCATTGGAAAGAATCCTTGCAAGTTTCCACAGCTCACAGATTGGTCACATCGCTGGAGCAATTTCGATCCATTGTGCACATTATTGAAAGCCATGATGATTTGGCAAAACAGGTTAAGCGAATCCGTTGGCAACATGGAGCTGAGGAAATCGAAACATTGGATGGTTGCCGGTTCATCATTAAGGCCGGTGGTTCGGCAGCCCGTGGATTGAGTAAGCCGGAAACTGTACACATGGACGAAATCCGGGAAATGCATGATATGGAAACTTTTGCATCGATGAGATACACATTGATGGCAGCTAAGAATCCACAGGTCAATTGTTTCAGCTCGGCCGGTGATTCTCATTCAATTGTTTTAAACCAATTGCGCGAAAGAGGATTGGCCGCAGCTAGTGGGGCAACCGATGATGTTGGCTATTTTGAATGGTCTGCACCGACCGATGAGATTTCCATTGAAAATGCAGCTTTCGCAAATCCCGGACTTAACATCACCATTCACCCGGACAACATCCGCGCCGTTTTCAATGATCCACCGGATGTGGTGATGACCGAGGTATTGAACAGATGGGTTCAAACTATTAGTAGCGTGGTCGGAGCTAAGGAATGGCAAGCCTGTGGCGATGAATCAATTGATCTTGATCCGGACAAGCTCACATGGATGGCCATCGACATTTCACCGGATCGAAAGCACGCGGCATTGGTAGCGGCTCAAAAACTCGGATCGGAAACCTTTGTTGTCAAGCTATTGCACACATGGGAAAACACCATCCAGCTAGATGATCGCGCCATTGCCAATGATGCGGCCAGCTATTGCCGAAAGTACCCAATTGAGTATTTGCTATACAGCCGCCGAACATCCGGAGCTGTTGCAGCTCGTATGCAACCGGCCGGAATTCCAATTCATGATATGGATGCTGATTATCCACAAAGTTGTGATGAATTGTTGGGCGCAATAAATTCCGGCAGGCTTAAACACCGAAATCAATCATCGCTGACTGAGCAAATCCTTTCAGCTGTGCAATTGCGTAGAGGCGATGGCGGTTGGGTAATAGGAAGGCGTGCCAGCGGTACGGCCGTGGCGGCAGCTGTGGCAACGGCACTTTGTACACATTTTGCGACACGCCCGGAAACGGAGATAGACATTTTGGTGGGTTGATGCTTGACATTTTGAGAAAATGGGTGCATGGGATTATTTGATCGAAAGCGCACTATTGAAACAGTCGCGCCTATGCGCGGTGCTGACATAGCTGCACAGATTGGGCCTGCTCCAACACTTGATGCATTTTTTCCATTTGGTGGAGCTGATTACCTTGCGAGCCGCGAGGAAGCCATGTCGATTCCGGCAATTGCTCGCGCTCGCAACATGATTTGCAATTCAATCGCAACGATTCCAATGCTCACGCGCGATAAAACAACGGGCATGGTTATTGATCAACCTGTTGTGATTAACGATCCGGATAAGCGCGTGCCGGGTGCAGCATCATGGTGTTGGGCAGCTGAGGATTTATTGTTCACGGGATTTTCTTACTTTCAAGTCATGGATTTGTTCGCTGATACCGGCCGTGTTCGTCAAATGTGGCGCGTTGCTCCCAATCGTGTTGGCGTTTTCTTAAATTCAATCGGCACGCAAATTGAGTATTACACAGTCGATGGATCGCGCGTGCCAATGTCAGGTGTTGGATCACTTGTCGTGTTTTATGGCAACGATGAAGGTTTATTGAACCGAGCAGGTCGCACAATTCGCACAGGTGCAGAGCTTGAAAGAGCTGCGGCAATGTACGCGCGTGAACCGGTGCCATCCATGGTTTTGAAATCAAACGGCACAGCATTGCCGGCTGATCGCATCGCAAAATTGCTCGATGCATGGGGTGCAGCTCGCCGCAATCGTGGTACAGCATTTTTAAACGCCGATGTGGAAATGACAACAGTTGGATTCACACCGGAGCAAATTGGTTTGAATTCTGCACGCGAAATCATCGCAACTGAATTGGCTCGCGCCGTGGGAATTCCGGCTTACTTTATTGATGCGCCGACTGGATCATCCATGACCTATGCAAATGCCAGCACGGCGCGTCAAACTCTTTTAGATTTCTCGCTGCTTCCGCTGATGAACTCGATTTCTTCAAGACTTTCAATGCCGGATTTCACGCCATCAACACAGCGCGTGGAATTTGATTTGAAGGCATACCTACGCGGATCAGAAAAAGAGCGTGCAGAGATTTACAAGATTTTATTTGAAATCGGTGCAATCACTACTGATGAAATTCGACAAATGGAGGACATGATCTCATGAAGCTGACAACACCAATGCAAATTACGGCGGCTGATTCGGATTCACGAACAATAACCGGGCGCATTGTTGCATTTAACGAGCACGCAAATGCATCAACAGGCAAGGTTGTATTTGCACGCGGATCGATCCAGCCACAAGATGTTTTTCTTAACCTTGAGCATGACAACACGCGCAGAATTGGGCGCAGCGTTGCCATGTCTGTAAACGACAAGGAAATGACAGCGACATTTAAAATCGCCAACACCACAGCTGGCACCGATGCACTTACTGAGGCAATGGAAGGCTTACGCGATGGATTTTCCATTGAATTAGCCGTGGACAACTACGAAATGCAAAAGGATGGCACCATGAAAGTTTTAAATGGCGAACTCACAGCTGTCGCATTGGTTACTGAGCCGGCTGTTCGATCAGCTCGCGTGTCAGAGGTAGCCGCATCACAAGATTCTGAAACTGAAACAGTTACAGAGACAACAAACCCAAATGAAGGAGACAAAGTGGACAACACTACCGAAACAGTCGCTCCTGCCGTTGAACCGGTAGCAGCTCCAGAAGTCGCACCCGTGCAAGCATCACGCCCGGCGTACTACACAGCACCACGATCACCAATTGTGGACAAAGTTTCATATCTTGAGCACTACCTACGCGCAAGCGTTTTGCATGATGAGGATTCTCGTCAGTATGTAAAGGCTGCCGATAACACAACATCAACAGCACCGGGCATGATCCCAACACCACAAAGCACACAGGTCATCAATGCACTTGCAAATGCTGATCGTGGAACAATCGATGGCATCAGCCGCGAAACTTTAGTTGCAGAAGGCATGACATTTGAGCTGCCTAAAGTTACGGCTGTTCCAACAGTATTGCCAATCGCTGAAAATACAGCAATCACAGAATCATCATTATCTGCAACATTTTTGTCAGTTTCAGTACAACCATTCAAAGGCCGTGCAATTTCAACAGTCGAATTGATCGACCGCAGCCGTCCGGAGTACCTCACAGCTCTCCTACAAAATCTCGAGTTTGCTTATGCAAAAGAAACTGATGAGTATGCACTAGCACAAATGCAAGCGGCAGTTACTACTGTGACAACACAGGCAGCAAATTCAGCAACCGGATTCCTTGGATACACATCTAAGGCAGCCGCAGCTGTTTATGGTGCATCACTTGGTTTTGCTCGCTCATTGATCGTCTCACCAACACAATGGGGAAATATCATGGGTTACAACGACAATGGCGCACCACTTTACAATGCAGCACAGCCTTCAAACGCAGCTGGAAATGTTCGCGGAGATTCATTGCGCGGTGTAGTTTCACCGGGTCTGAACCTTTATGTTTCACGCTCATTTGGTAACGCTGGCACAACAACAGCTGATGGCGATTCATCAATGGTAGTTGTGAATCCAGATTCATACACATGGTACGAATCTCCACGCTTTACGCTACGCAGCAACATCAACAGCGATGGAACCATCGACATCCTGTACTACGGCTATGGCGCACT